TGTTTTGCTTTTGGATGGTTGAGCTAGCTGATGGTGACGAGGTGGCGCTGTATGTGGCCAATATTAACGACACGACCACCATTCAATTCCAACGCGGGCGGATTAGTGCCATTGAGGTGAAAGCGTGACCACTAAGCGCGAATCTATTCTTGCTGCAATCAAAACGGCAGTGACTGGCACTACCGGGGTTGGCACGCGAATCTATCGCAGTCGTGTTGTCCCATTAGCGCGGGGCGAATCGCCTGCGATCGTGATTGAGCCAATTAGTGATTCTTCAGTTCAAAACACCAGTCTTCCAACATTGGATTGGACCATGCGCGTTCGTGCGGCTGTGATTGTTCGGGCTGATGTTCCTGACCAGGCGGCTGATCCGATTGTTGAAGACATGCATTCAAAAATTGTTGCTGACCTTTCCTTGGGAGGGTATGCAATAGACGTGCAGCCTGACTCTGTGAACTTTGAGCTGTTGGATGCTGACCAACCTGCAGGCGTTATCAGCTGCGAATATGTTGTTCGTTACCGCACTTCAGTGTCAGACTTGAGTAGTTAAGTGGGAGCTACGATGGAAAGTGAAAACCAAGGGCAAGGCGGCTCTTACCTGCTGAACCCAAAAACTGGCAAGGTGAAGCTTTTGCAGCAAACCAAGCCGGCCACCCCTCATTCATCTTTGCCAGAGGACTTGACTGATGACTCTCCTATCGCGGAAACGCCTTCTGACGGCAGCGATTGAATCAACCTACGGCACAGACGCCACCCCTTCTGGCACTGATGCCGTTCTCGTGCGCAGCTTAGAAATCACTCCACTTAATGCCGACGTGGTGGAGCGTGAACTTGTGCGTCCCTATCTTGGCAATTTTGAGCAACTTTTGGGGAATCAGCATGTTGAAGTAACTTTTGAAGTTGAACTAGCAGGTTCCGGCACTGCTGGCACTGCACCTAAATGGGGGCCAATTTTTCGGGCTTGCGGCATGGGTGAAACCATTGTTGCTTCGACGTCGGTGACTTATGCACCAGTCAGCAGCGGTTTTGAAAGCTGCACCTTGTATTTCGATAATGATGGCATCCGCCACAAGATCACTGGGTGCCGTGGCACGTTTTCGATGAACTGTGAAGTGAATGCGATCCCTACGCTGAGCTTCACCATGATGGGCATTTACAACGCCCCCACCGATACATCGCTTCCCACTGCTACCTACACAGACCAAGCAACGCCGGTTCTGTTCCGCCAAGGCAACACCAGCAGTTTCTCAATTTTTGGTTACAGCGGTATTCTGCAAGCTTTGTCTCTTGACATTGCAAACGAGAATATTTACCGCGAGCTGATTGGCGGCACCAAAGAAGTGCTTCTAACTGATCGCAAGCCGGCAGGCGAAGTGACTGTTGAAGCCGTAAGTCTTGCTACTCATGATTTCTTTACCGATGCGACCGGCACTTCAACTGGTGGCTTGTCGTTTACACACGGCACAGTTGCTGGCAATATTGTGGCATTCAGTTCTCCTCAAACTGACCTCGGTTCGCCAGCGTATGCAGACCAGGACGGGATTCAAATGATCACCCTTCCTTACACTGCAACTCCAACAACCGCGGGCAATGACGAACTGTCCTTTGTTCTGACTTGATTTATGGCCTTTGTCCTCAAGCAATCAGCGACCTACACCTGGCCGATCACATTGATTTTGCCAGTCGATGGAGGCAGGCGCGAAAAGCACACTTTCGACGGTGAGTTCAAACGCCTGCCGCAGACCCGCATCAATGAAATCGTGCGTCAAGCCCGAGCAATGGAGCGGGGTCGTTTGAATGAGGACGAAGGTCTTGAGGATCAAGACGCAGCGATTGAGCTTTTGGCTGGTTGGTCTAATGTCCTTGATGATGATGGGAACGAGATTCCTTTCAGCCCCAAGGCATTGGACCAACTTTTAGAAATTCCAACGGTTGCGGGTCAAATCGTCCGGGCATGGTTTGAAAGCCTTGAAGTGGCAAAAAGAAAAAACTGACTGGCGCCGTTGACCATTGGTTTGCAGGGGACAGCGGTGCCAATGATGAATTGAGGCGTGACGCCGAACGCCTCAACATCGAATTGCCGGATCATTTATTTGAAACAGAAAATTATGAAATTTGGCCGGATCATGTAGAAGTGGTCAAAATGTTTCTCCGTTGTCAAACGCAATGGAGAACAGGACCTGGCGGGCCAGTTGGCTTGGACTATGGAGTGGTTTTAGAACTCTGCACCGTTTATGCTGTGGAGGATAAAGGCCAAATGCTCGACGACTTGCAAGTGATGGAAGGCCATGCGCTGCATCTGTTCGCTGAGACTGCTGAAAAGCAGGCAAAGGCTGCAAAACGTAAGGCTAGAAGCAAATGAACCTTGAAAGCCTTTTACGAATCACCGCCAAGGTTTCTGGCTTAGATAGTTTACGCAAGCTTTCCAAGGGGATTGGAGAAGCTGAGAAATCAGCAAGAAAGGCTGAGAAGCGTTTCAAGCAGATGCTTGACTCGCGTCTATTTCGCACTGCCGCAGTGGCGGCCACTGCTTTTGGCGCTGCAATTGCATTATCGACAAAAGCCGCCATTGATTTTGAATCATCAATGGCTGATGTTCGAAAGGTTGTTGATGGGCTAGAAAGCCCTAAAGCTTTCCAAGAAATCAGCGATGAGATTATAGATTTATCTAGGCAGATGCCAATCGCTGCCAAAGGGTTTGCCGAGATCTATGCAGCAGCGGGCCAGGCCGGCATTGCTCGCGAAGACCTAAAAGAATTTGCCACGCAAGTCGCTCAAGTTGCTGTTGCTTTTGACATGACAGCTGAGCAAGCTGGCACAGCGATGGCAAAATTGCAAACTTCTCTTGGGCTTTCAATTAGCGAAGTTGGTGATTTAACTGATGCAATGAATCACCTAAGCAATAACAGCGCATCATCAGCATCGCAGATTGTTGATTTCACTTTGCGCGCTGGTCAGGCTGGTAAGTCTGCAGGCTTAACCGCTGAAGAAACCGCCGCGTTTGGCGCCGCAATGATTTCAGCTGGCGCTGAAGCTGATGTCGCTGGCACTAGTTTTCGCAACATGATCAAGGCGTTGTCTCGCGGTCCAAGCATGACAGACCGCCAGATTAGTGCGCTTACCCGCTTGGGATATGCACAAGATGATGCTGTTGTAAACGAAGAACGTTACACCCAAGAGGCTCGCACGCAAAGCGAGCAGCGAATTGAAGCGGCAAGGCATGAAACCAACGAGTTGTCTAAAGAATTGAATAGAAGGTTTCGTGATCAAATGCGAAGCATTCAGGACAATTTTGACGACGAATCGGAAGCATTCGAGGAGCAAGTGCAAGATCGCGTGGATGCGCAAATTAAAGGCTTGCAGCGCCAGCAAGAGAATGAAATTGAAGCAGCACGGCAAAGAGCCGAAGCAAGTGGCAGGTCTGCCAAAAATGAAATCAATGCAATTCGCGATCGTTATGACGAAAGAATTGACGTGATAAGAGATCAAGCGCAAGATGAATTAAAACAACAGCGCCGTTTTAATCGTGATCGATTGCAGCAAATTAGCGATGACATGAACGATAGAAAAGACGCTGAGCTAGCTGGCCTTCAATCTAACTTTGAAGAGTCGCAGGCCAAAGAAACCCAGCTGATGGAAGCAAGGTTGGCCGAAATTAAAGCCAAGGCAAAAGCTGGCGCTACTGCAGCGGCTAAAGCTTTAGCAAAAGGGTTGCAAGAAGACGCCATCGGAACAATTACCGATGTATTTAACCGCATTCGCGAGCTGCCTAAAGAAGCGCAGCTTTCTGTCATTTCCGACCTTTTTGGCGACGAAGCAAGAGGGATTTTGCCTTTGATTAACAATACTGCATTGCTCGAAAAGTCAATGCGACTTGTTGGCGACAAATCAAAGTACGCCGGTTCAACTTTAAAAGAATTTTTAACAAGGTCTGCAACAACTGCAAATCAAATGAAGTTAGCTCAAAATAATTTAGATGCTTTGGCCATTACCTTTGGCACAGAATTTGCGCCAGCTTTGTCAACTGTATTGCAAGCCTTTGCGCCTGTGCTTGAAGGCTTCGCATGGTTGCTGCAGAATGTCCCCGGCTTGGCACCCGTGTTAGCCGTATTAACGACAGCATTTGTGGGGCTGGTTGCGGTGCTGCCTGCAATTAGTTCTCTTTTGACAATTTTCCCAGGTATCGCCTCTGCAATTGGCGGCGTCGTGACGGCATTGACCGGCGGCGGCGGCATCATGGCCGCCATTGCTGCAGTGTTCAGCGGGCCGGTTGGCTGGATTGCGTTGGTGGTTGCTGCTGGCGTTGCTATCTATGCGTTTAGGGACCAGATTGGCGCAGCGTTTGCAAAGATTGGCGAGTTTATTCAAGCCGCCTGGAATCTGTATAAATCCATTTGGATTGATCCGGTGATCAATGCCGGCAAAATGATTTATGACTTTTTTGCCGAGAATTGGGATGCCATCTATGAAGTGGTTTCTGGGGTGGTAACAAAAGCCTTTGAAATTTACCGCTCGGTTTTCATCGATCCAGTCTTGACTGCCGGCAAAGCTGTTTACGATTTTTTTGCCGGTACATTTCAAAAACTTGGCGAGATGATTGCGGCGCCGTTCAAGGCTGCATTTAACGTTGTCCGCGTGGTGGTCAATTCAATTTTGCAAGGCGTTGCGAATGCAATTAATGGCGTGGTCAATGCGATCAATGGGGTGATCCGCGGAGCCAATCAAGCTACATCGAAAGTTGGATTGCCGCAGATCCCACAAATTCCGCAGGTTCAGGTGCCGCAGTTTGCCGAAGGCGGCATGGTGACCGGGCCAACGCTTGCAATGGTGGGCGAAGGGGGGCAGCCCGAATACATCGTGCCAGCAAGCAAGGCAGGCGCATTCGCGGCCAACATCATGGCCGGGGTTCGCGGGCCTGGCGCCATCCCACGTTTTGCAGAGGGTGGCTACGTTGCACCATCAGCCAGCGTAAGCATTCAAACTGGGCCAGTAACGCAGATGAATGGCACCAATTTCGTCACGACTTCAGACCTAACCAAGGCGGTGCAAGCTGGCGTCAACCAAACGCTTGACCTTATCCGCCGTGATGGCAACACTCGCGCAGCATTGGGGCTTAGCTGATGGCTGATTACGACATCCTTTGCTTCCTTGAGTATTACGCCGACCGCGACAATGTGGTGGATGGATCCGGCAACCGTACGCCTACAAGGCAATGGCAGAACTTCTACCAAGTGCCGCAGACGTTGAGCGTTGATGCTAGTGCAACCGGCAAATATGGTTATTTGGCGTTTGACATTACAGGATTCGGCAGCACTGAG